ATTTTTGGCACTAATATCTTTCTTTTTTACAGTAGTTTTTTTAGAACCCGTATTTACAATTCTTCCACCTTTGTATTCTTTATCGTCTCCCGGCGTAATTAAATTTACAAAGGATTGATACAAAGAATTTGAACTTGCTGGTGAAGCTTCCTCTACAGTTTCTGTAGTGTAGTTTTCCATTGTACCATCGCCATCTCTGTCGTAGCTAAAAGTTTCAGCTCCAGCCAAACGTTCCGTGGCAAACTTTTCATTGAATGTGGGTGCTGCAGAAGTAACTCTAGGAGTTGTACTATATTGAAAGTCCTCTGGAGACTTAGCAACACTACTAGGCGTAAACGCTTGGGTTGTTTGTTCTGCTACACTAGCAGCAGGTACAGCGGTAGTAGGAAGACCCATGTCATCATCTGTTAGTCCCGGTGTAGTAGCAATAGGTGCAACTGTTAATGACGCTTGGTTTGCGTTGGGCGGCGTAAAACTAAACGAATCTTCTTGTCCTGTATTTTCAGGTGCAGTAACAACAGGTGTAGGAGTAACATCGTTAGGAGTAACAAGTTCAGGAGTAATATCGTTAGGAGTAACATCGTCAGATATAGCAACTTGTTCCCTATACGCAGGAAGACCTATTTCTTCTATTATATTAGTGCCTTTTTTTACACGCTCTCTACCTGCATCGTTTAGTATATCTAGGCCCTCTGCCAGTATTTGTGCATCTGATTTTTGCTGTACAGGTTGTTCTGTATCTTTATCGTATCCTAATTGTTTAGCCTGATACTCTGCTAGTTTATTGCCAGTAATAAAAGCCTTAGTTTTTTCTGCTAACCGTGGGCCAAACTCAGATACCTTTTTAAGTTCCCCAAGCTCTTGTGAGTAAGGTGCTACATAATTTTCAAGAGGCTCTAGTGGTGGTGCAACAGGCGCAGTAAAGCGTGTCTCTGGTACACCCGCACCAAAGTCTTCAGGAGTCGTACCTAATGCGGAGTTAGTTTGTGTAGCAACGGGTGCAGAAACAGGTGGGGTAAATACACCACTGGCGTCTGCAAAAACATTGTCGCCCGGTAGTGGAGAGCCATACGGGTTTTGTGCAATAGTTTTTAGTGGATCAACTTGTTGTAAGTTAGGGTTATCCTGTATGGGAGTTGCAGTTGCAATAGTTTTTGGTGGATCAACTTGTTGTGCGGTAGGAGTAGAAGGATAGTATGGAATACCTCTGCCTGCTTCTGTTGCGTCTAAGGCAGTAATAGAAGTAATAGATTTTTCAACTGCATCAGTTTTTTTCTTAGTCTCTTCTACATCTTCTGTAGTTAGACCCAATGCTCCACCAACAGTTTCTAACACTTTACCAAGAAGACCAAAAGATTTAGTAGTTAAACTTTCTACTTTTTTGTTTAGCTCAGATAACTGCGAAGATGACAATCCACCTTTAGCAATACGAGCCTGTGCTGCTTTTGCTGCTCTTTTATCTTGATTACGCATTAGTCCGTAACCGAAGAGACCGGGTAGTCCTAGAAATGCCATAGCGCCTTTTGCAATCGTAGCGCTAGTTCCCGTAATTTTATCTAACTCTTCTAGTAAATTATTTGTAGATAAATTTTCCCAATCAATAGTGGTAGACTCACTACTTGCGGTAGAAGGATAACCAGCATTATAAGGTTCATCGGAAAGAGCTTTTTCTGCAGCGGCATTATTTGCATCTGCTACAATATCATCTGTAGAAGTATCTCCATTTCCTATGGAGTCATCCGCAACGTACAACGTATATCCTTCAGGAATTGGGAATGCAGCTACACCACCTATGTGGGCAACCATAATACTCTTACCTTCTGCATTTCTGTATTCTTTAAATTCAATGGCTGCTTCACCCATAAGTTGTTTAAAGTCGATATTAGTACGTGCAGGTGCAGTAATTTCTGGAGAAAGAGAACGGGTAGTACCCATGCCACCGGGAGCATAGTTTTTAGTAGGTACAAATCCACCATCGGCAAACTCCATAGGTTCACCACCCCCACTTACTACCATAATGTCTGCCATACCAAAGGGTAAGTCATCGTCCATAGTGGCTTCATCACTGTTGCCCATCTGACCCATTGCTTCCATTTCTTGCAAGCCCATCTTAGCTTGTTGGCGTAACTGCATAAGTTTTTCAAGACCAAGATAACGAGTTACATCTGCAGGAAAGATAAACTCACCTTCACTAATGTTGGCAGGGATATCATCACGAACACCTTCACGTGTTCCACCAATAGGAACTTCATTGCCTGATACTTCGTCTATCATGCCGCCTTCATCTTTAAGACCGCCATCTCCAAAAAGTTCCATTTGTCTCTGCATTGGTGCTCCGCCTTTACTAAACTTTAAATTGTCACTTCGTTCTCTTGCAGCTTTACTTGCAGAGGGTTCATCTTCGTGTATACTAGTGGGTTCTATAATACCTTCTTTTAGCATCATACGTAAAGTATCATCATCATACTGATAACCATTGTGTATTGTAGGAACATTAATCCATTTACCCTTGTATTGAAAGGTAGTAGATTTTTCTGACACCATCTCACCGTCAGAAGTTTCATAAACATCTCGACCAACTTGTGTTGTCTTATCTGTTTTATTACCTACTTTTTCATCAGCCATTTTTTAATACTTCATCCCTAAGTAACTTTAACCTACGCAATGTGTATATAGAACCTTGTGATCTGTGCATGATCGTAGCACTGTCAGACTGTTCCATAGTACGGTGCTGTTGTGTAATTAGTGTATCAATATAACTACTGAACTGGTCCCACTGCTGGGGGTTGTTGACCATCGGCTTGAGCTTGTTGAGGTGCTCCTTGTCCTTGTGCATTTCCACTAAATCCTTGTTCATTGGGTACTGGAACTTGACCTGTACCTATATTACCACCACCTGCGCCTGTCGGGTCTACGGGTGCGCCCTGACCTTCTGCCGCTGGTTGCTGGAAACCCTTCATAAGTTCAGCTTGGATAGCTGCTTCGTCCATGTTATTGGTAACTTTGTCTGGGTCTAGTTCAAGAGACTTTGCAATCTCACGGATAATATACTGGAATTTTGCAAAAGGTGCAAGTGCTGGGCTAGAAGAAATTTGCATAAACTGCATTAATCTTTGACTACGTACTTCGTTAGCCATTAAACTTTCTGTACCACGTGCCTTAACTTCTAAATCACCCTTAATTGCAGGATCAAAATCAAATTGCATATTAAATCTAAACAACCCTTCACCTAGTGGGCGAAGCAAGTAATCATCAATATTTTTAATTACATTCTTTATGCCGCCTTGCGCTGCACCCATAAGCATAGAGATACCTGAAGCTGTACGTCCTACGCCAGATACACCCGTCTGTCCGTGTGAAAAAGAAGGAAAGCCTGTACTTTCATCTGCAAGTACTCTTGCCTTGTCAAACAACTGTAAGTTTTCCTGCGCTACGTTGGGGAACTTAGTTCCAAAGATACTTTGACCGGGCGCTCCACCTTGACGCCTAAAGACTTTGCCGGGATATACAGATAAGTCTTGACCGGGAACTAGGTTAGTTTCGTCTACTTCAATAAGCAAGTTACCCGAAAGTACGGCATTGTCTACAGCCATACGCATAAAACCATTCATTAACGTCTGTGTGTCATCCATGTTTTCCGCAATACCTACACCAAAAAAGCTGTAAGGATTAAGCTCATACGGCACAGCCATGTAAGGAATAGTTGCAGGTTTAAATGGGTTAAGAACCATACGTAAAAGTTTATTATTACAAATCCACACATTGGCCTGTAACTCATCTACATTTTCTAATTCTTTAGGAATGTCTACCCCTTGATTCAAAAGCATTTCGACATCTATCATGCCCCAATACTCTAGTACCTCAAAGCGTTCTATGCCATGCTCTGGTGCATAGTCTGATAGATCGTCTTCCCAAGATTCTTTATTATAGTTTTCACCTAAGTTAATTGCATCATCAATTACAGAACTACGGAAGTGTGGCCTACGCTTTAAACCTCGCAATTGTGTGCGGGACATTTTGTGACGTTCAATTATAAACTGAGCTTCGTCCATGTTGTTTGCATCTGGATCAGGATAAAAATTCCAAACAGATACATGAGATACTTGTGGAATAGTTTTAATTATAGGAGAGTACTCACCGTCCTCATTCCAGCTAGGGTATTCTTTATCTACTGCAAATGGACCTTTCATTACACCAGTACCAAACAATGCCATTTCAAAAGCTGCACTGCGAAGGTGTTTACTTGCACTGGACTCTTCTAATTGATCATGTATTTTCTTTTGCATTATTTTAGCTGCAATCATTGCTGGGCTAAATGTAACTGCCGTAGGAGTTTTACCCGTACCTGCACGAACGTTTTCAATTTCGCCAAGCTTTTCTTTAAGTGGTCCAATGCTGTCAAGCAAACTTTTAGATGTAGCACCTGCAGGTAAATCTTTACCGTCACCTGCAAATCCATAAGGGCTAGATGCATCTTCTAACTCTGACTCACGAAGTTGCTCTGGTTCTTTAGGGTCAAAGTGTACGTCTGCCACTACGCCTTCTGGTAATTCTGTAGGGTCTACAGTAAGAGGAAATTTCTGACCTGCAAATAGTACGTCAACAATTTGCCCATAGGCAGCAAGTGTTTTAGTTTTTGTTACTTTAATAAATACACGGGACTTTTCGGCATCTGTAAATTTAACATCGGGACTATACAAACCACGATAGTTACGATATGACCTAAGCCAACGCTCTTCATCTTGCTGACGATAGTCATCTGCACGATGGTACTTCTCCATAATGAATGGAATGATTTTAGAAGTGTCGGCGTCATCAACAGTAGAATCGTCACTGTCCTCTAGGACAATTGCGTCATCTTCAATAAAGCCTTCGGTATCTTCTGCCATTTAATTTTCCTTAATATCCAAAGGTAGCATCAGCTACTCTCATGCTATTCGATGGTCCGTTGTTAGGGTCATAGTCCCATATACTAAATCTTGGTCTTGACATGATACCATACCTTAGCGCATCATACAAGTGGTCTTCTGAGGTTGTGTCAATGTCCTCTGGGTTTCTTTTGTCGATAGGTAGTGCGGGTAACTGTGCTACCATGTTAGTGCAGTTGTTAAAGAAGATAAGTCTAGGTTCCTCCGTAAACTCATCTACCTGTAAGCGTCTGTGTATTTCGTTCTTACCTGCTACACGTGAACCTTTAGACCTGTCAGATGGACGCCAGCGGCATCCCTTCTGTATCATCTGTTCAGCCAGTGAAGGACCAGTATCACCACGCTTATGCCAAAGAGAGCTATCCAAAACACCATATTTAATGTTTCCATCTTCCGCCTCTAAGTCAAGTACCATCTCTGCAAGATCGGCAGCTAAGACTTTAGTTACGTATAACTCACGATACACTACTAGCTGTTCACTTGGGGATACTGCAAACCAGACTACGCCTGACTTACTTCCGTACCCATAGTCACATGCCCTAAACTTAACCCAGTTAGATGGTATCTTAAATGGTTCGACTACGTGAATGTTACGATCAAACTCTGTAAAGGCTGCGCCTTCTTTAATGTCCCAATCACCGTCTAGTAGTTGCCTACGTTGTTGCTCTGGTAGTGATAGAAGCATTGCTTCATAGTCACCTTGCTCTGCTAGGTATGGGTTATCTCTTAATCGTGCAGGAATAAACTTACGTTTGAATAGCGCCTTACCTGCCTTCTCATGTCCTGCGGGGTAGCGTAGTACTTCTGTAGTTTCAATGTCTGTAGCGTCAAAAGATACACCATAGGCAGCAGGGTCAATAAACATTTTTTTAACCCAATGGTGTCCTCTGCCACCGGGGTTAGTAGTTGCCCTCATGTAAACAGGAAGGTCTTTAGCTGTAGACCTCAAGCGACTCCTCATGTAGTTCCAAGCGAAGGGGCTAGGCCATTGAGTTAACTCATCAAATCCTATCCAGCTAAATGCTAAACCTTGGTATCGAAGTACGTCATCTTCTTTATCTAGGTAGGACATCCACAGTCTAGCACCAGAGGGTGCAGTCCACTGCATCTTACGTTCTGACCATTTGATACCGGGCCAAATCTTAGGATACATTTCTTGAGACTTAAAGATAAGTTCTCGTAGTTCTTCCGTAGTATGCCGTAGGAGCAATCCTGAGAAGGCTGGGTGGCCCATAAAGCGTAACGGGTCAGCAAGCATGGCGTATGACTTACCACCCCCTGCACTGCCTCCATATAAGACCTCACGCTCACTTGCCGCAAGGAAGTCTGTCTGTGGGCCAACGTTAGGCTTAAAGATAATATTATGTTGCTCTTCTACTGGAGCAAACTCATCATATATAATCTTTGGTGCTTCAGGCTGCTGCTTCTTCGGAGTCTTCTTGGTCCTTGCTTTGCTTTGCACCGAGCCTTGTGCGCTCGATTTCTTCCGCCTTGGCGATTGCCTTTTTGGCATAGTCTGCCCATCGGCGTAAGCTTCCAGCTTTGTTTTTTCTTTGTCGCTCATTGTCCAACCGTTTCTTTAGTCCTACGTGCGATATGTCCCTGCCAGTATTTCTAGCCAACCAATTCGCCACTTCACGATATGAATACTGCTTTAAGTATTTCTGCGCTTGTGCAAGCATATCAAGTTCAAGGGCAATTGGCAAGAGTATTCCGCTATCATTAGGATCTAATTCGTAACCAAAGGGAATAGTTCTCGCTACACGTGGGATAGAAACCCATTCATTATCTTCTTTAAGGTCGGTTGGTTGTGGTAGTTTCCATGTACCTACAGATTTAGTCATCGTCTTCCTGTGCTTGTTTAGCTGGCATCAGCATGACACCACCCTTAGATTCGACTTGTACTTTCTCAGTCTTAACCAAACCAGTACGATCAAGTAGTTCTTTTGCTGCAGCCATCTTGTCCCGAATGCCAAGCTCTGTAGGATCATACAAAGCCTGTACCATAGCCATAGCGGCTTTAGGCACATTACGTGCTAGGTAGCTGTGCGTTACGTCAATGATCTCTTCTTTAAGACTATTGGTAATTTCCGTATTAGTAGTATTAGCTGAGTAACCAGCCATGAGTTTAGCAGTGGATATATCTCCACCTGCCTCGTCCATTAAGACCGCTAAAAACTTTTGTTGGCGTTCTGTTAACTCACGTGCCATATTACTTCCTTTACATCAACTCAAAGTGTGGGCCATCAATGAATGGTCTGCGACCTTCACTACGGCGAAGATCAATGTACTTCATCATTGCATCTTCAGCTGTACCTTCGTATGTACAAATGTCACCCTCTGACCATGCGGCACCCCACTTGATTGCTACACCAAGTTCCTTAGCTGCCTCTTTCATTGCATCACATAGATCGTCATAGACGTTGAGTTCCCAACAACCATTTCCATCTACGTAAGCCATCAGGTCAACCGCCCTACCTACAAGGTGCTTAGACTTCATAGTCTGAGACTTACCTGCCGCTAGAAGTCTCCGCTGCTCCTCCATAGTACGCATACCATAGATAACACCGAAGTCTATCTTCGTAAGTTCAATGGCACGTTTGACTACAGCTACAAGACTTTCGTCTACGCCATCCATTTTATCTATGCTACGTTGTGATAACTTAAATGCCATTGTTATGGCCTCGCTTTCGGACGCATGGATTTTTTAGGTGCTTGGGCGGTTGGCTTTGCTTTTTGTTCTTCTACGGCAATTTTAGCTAATGTCTTTTCAATTGCAGTTTGCATTTGAGAACGTTTAGTTTCCGTCTTTGCAAGCTTTACTTGCTGTTTCATGTCTTTTACTTTAGCCTTCATTGCTGCAACGCCACCTACTGCACCTGCTGCGACACCTACCCCGGCAGCTTGACGCCCAAGTTGACGAGCATTACGCATACCCCTAACGCCTGCCTTTGTTCCTGCCTGTCCTGCTGTCGGTTTAGTAACCATATCCTTAGCATTTTTTTGTACTTCTGTCACCGCTTTCTTACCGTATTTCTTTACGGCTTCTTTGATACCTTTTTTAGCTACAAATCTAGCGATTACTCCTGCGCCTGCAACCGCAAGTGGTATTAGTGGTAGTGGCATTATTTCTTTCCTCCGAAAAACTTACTTACTGATCTCATTCCTATGCTGGCACTTACAATACCACCCAAGCTATACTGATACCATGTAGGCATAACTTCTAGTGCGGTGAAGCCAGCTTGTACTATCTGATTACCCCAATCTCCACAGAATGCAAGGATAAGTGGAATACTAAAAAGTAAAGTAATCCATTCATCCTTCCAGCTATTCTGAGTGCCGTTCATTGCAGCTATGTCCCAGTCAAGCTCACCTGTAGCTTGCTTGACCCTGATCTCTGCATTAGCTTTCTGTACAGCTACTTTACCATCTAGATAGGATGAAGCTAGTCCACCTACCGCACCTATGATTTGTCCTATCATCTTTGGTCTACCTTTTGTACTGGCTTCTTAACTAGCTTGGCAACACCCATAAAGACAGATACGACACCAGCAACAGACACAAAATAAACAGAGGCCATGCTTCCGATAATTGTCGTAGCGTTGTTAAGACCCATTGCATCTGTCGCCACCACAGCAAAAGGATAAAGCAACATTCCCCATAAAGCGAACCAAGCCATTTTACGAGTTTGATCCCTGTGAGCATCGTCATCTTCTATCCGCCTACGTTTATCTTCTAGTAACAGCAAATCCCATTCATGCTCCTCAATAGAACCACTACCATTGTTGTCAGCTTCCTCAAAGGATGTCATCAAACCCTCCTAAAACGTTTGGAAGACTTAGCTGCCGCTTTAGGTTGTTTAGAAAATTGCTTACCTGCCTTAGTATCTTTTCTTTTTTTAGCCGTACTTTTTGCATAGTCTTCACTAGACATGCTTTTAATTGCGCCTTCAGGAAGATACCTTTCGCCTGTAGGGTTAGAACCTTGAGTCGAAGGTTTACCACTTTTGGTTGTCCATTTTTGTTTTGTCCATCTGTCTAGACTTTGTTGAGACTTTGCTTTAGCCATGCTAACAGCAATCACAACCTTTGCTACACTTTTTATTTAATAAAGCGCACCATAGTCGTTTAATATATTTTGTCATCTATAGCCTCCACCTTTAGCTTTGTATTGCTTTGCAACCATCTGTGCTTTCCTTGCGCTCCACTGACCGGGGCTTCCGCCTTTACCGCCAGCCTTAACGGATGCGACAAGAGACTTACGCATAGTAGGCTTAGTATAATTACCAGCCGCATTAACGGTAGATTTTTTGGTTGATTTCGCCACGAGTTACCCCAATGTCCTTTAGATCTTTATCTGTCATATTTCTTAGTATCCAGTAGTCGGCTCTTCGCTGCTGGCGTTTTTGTAAATTTTTAAGTAAACGTTTTAGCATGGTATATATCTCCTTGTGTTAGTACCAAGGATAGTTATAACATAGTTAGTTATACCATACTATAGACAATAATGCAACCCCGTTATGCGTTTAACTAACAGGTGTTAATAAATTAACGATTGGGATTGTAAAATACCTTACAGGAAATTAACGCCTCTATTGTATTTGTAGTTTCCCCGTAGGCTACAATTTTATCTCCTGCATGTAAGTGCATAGAGGCTGCGTTAAATAAGTTTTGTGCTGAGTTTCCTGCAACTGCATGGTTTTTAATTATATAGTGGTACGTAGTATCTTCTTTGTGAAAAAACTGCACGTATACTTTTTTACTTGAGTTGTTATTATTTGCTATGTGTAGTAGGTCTATTGTTGCATTGTGATTTGCAGGACACGTAAATACCACAGTAGCGGCGGCATCCGCCGTAGTAGATGCCACCGTCACTGATTCAGTAGCGGTTGAGTACGTACTGGTATCCATTTACTTCTTGGCTTTCTTTTTAGCTGTAGCAGACAGTTCGCTCATATGAAATAAATTCTTGCTAGATGCTGTATGCTTTGCACCTGACATGAGTTTACCATTTGTTTTATGCGTCTTACCTTTATGTTCTGTACCATCTTTAAGATAGTGCTTCATTCCTGCTGCCATTATTTTGTACCTTGTGTTCCAGCTACAGAGGCACCGCAATTAGCGTACCCACCTTTGTTATAAGATTTAGCATACCCACCTTTGTTATAAGATTTAGCATAGCCACCTTTACTCATCTTACCAATACCATCAGCCGCAAAGGCAGGTATCTTTTTACCATTCTTTTCGACCATAGGCATTCCACCTTTTCCGTACATATCTTTTTTCATATTCATCATTTAAATAATCCTCCCATGCGGTAATCCATATGTCCTGTACGTGACTTAGCCTTTGCAGGTGTACCACCTTTACTAAAGTCCATGTCCGGTGCAAGGGATACAGGTTTAGCTTTTTTGTTAGCGATGCCTTGTTCCATAGCACGGACACTCTTGGACAACTCTGCAGATTGTATACGCTCAATAATAGTTTCGTATGTAGATTTAGTTATAATGTCAGCATCGTAAGCCTTCTTAGCTTCCCTACCTAATGCATCACGCTTAGAGGTTGGAAGGGATCGGTAGGCATCCATAGTCAAAGGCTTAGGGCCGGGTTTAGTAAGCATAGCTGAAATACGGCCTGTAGCATTGCGTAACCGTTCTTCACGTGTCTGTACTTCCTTACCCCTTGAGGGGCGATCTTCTGGCATTACTACTTCAGAAATATCACCAGAGTCTTTAGCTTCAGCTTTAGCTTTAGTTTTAGCTTTGGGTTTAGCCTTAGCTTTCTTAGCCTTTGCTACTTGTGCCTTAACTACCGTGTCTACATCAAGGTCGCCCTTGTTTGCATCACGTTTTATCTTTGCCGCCCTTGCAGCCGCTGCCTTACGTTTAGCTATTGCAGCTGCTTTCCTTGCAGCCTTAGCTGCCTTAGCTGCTATTGATATTGCACCCATGTCAGTAGTTTCCTTTTACCATGTTATTTTACTTTTTAAGTATGCGGATTTTTCATTGTATTTTAACTTAGCACAGTTAGGGTTTATATTCGCATGGCTGTACTTATTCTTAATCCTTAGTGCCTCATTTAAAACGTCTGCTTCACATTCTTCTTCTGTATTAAATACATATGGGCTAGTAACCATTTCACAATGCTCAGCTAGAGAACTCATACATACTAATATTATACCAAAATATCCTGCTACCATTTTACTTTATCCGCCCAGTAAGCTGCACTCAACTTACCCTTAGATATGTTTTTACCGTGCCTAGCCTTAAAGCTCTTACGCTTAGCCTTCATGCGATCTGATTCACCAGCCTTTGGTTTACCTGCCGTGGAGGCTCCCTGTTCACCAAAACGGATGAGCTTAATGGTAGTACCTTCTTTGGCAAGTACGGCATGAGATTTCTTAGGGTGCTTAGGAGTACGCTTGGGTTTGTTGTAACCTGCAAATGTTTCTCCACGATACTCTATACTCATTTTAATAGCCTTAGTTTATTCGTCTCATTATTAGAGCTATGATCCGCTTTTATAAATTTCTGTGTAGCCTCTAATACGGCAACACGTCTTTGCAATTCAGTTACAACCATTAAGTTACGAGTAAGGTTATCTAGCTCTTCATACAGATCATCTACATTTTCGTGTACATCTGCGATATCATCTTTGTTAGACTGAACGTCACGCTTTAGATTTATGTTATCTTCAATAGCCATACGAGAGCCTAGCTGGGATACAGTATCCTCTAAGCCAGTAATAGTAGAAGCCTGTTGGCTAACCCACCAAACGCCACCAGCAAGCTGTACAGCAAGTGCGGCAACTAGGGCAATAGGTAAGTTAATCTTTTCCACTAGTCAGTCCATCCTTCTTTACGCATAGCCCACTCTACATGTTCTAAAGTAAATGGAGTACCGTAGTGGGCTTCCACTGCAGTCCTCACGTAGAATACATCGCTATGGGGGATATGTAAGTTCTCAAGTCTACCATCAATTACATGATTATAGAACTCCTCAAGAACATTGTCTGTATATAGTTTTACTGATTTCTTCGCCATTGTCAATACTTAATTATCATTTAATACAAATTTCTCGCCTAAAGGCAATTGTCACTTACGGATTAGTACATGTAAGTGTAGTCACTGTACGTATATACTTATATGTATATATAGTTAAGTATAATTAATAGTAAGTATATATACATGTATATGTATCACTGTACGTGACCCTACCCTAACACCTAACATATATAGTTTTACACATTCTGTAATATATGTCAACCCCTAATCGTACAGTGCATTACATTATGTGATTAGTGTTGCCTGTTTATCGTAGTATGTGATCACGTATAGCACCCTACATATACGTAAACCACCTTATGTGTATAGTGGTTAACAGTACCATTTTCCTGATCTGTGTATAGGTACATATATACTAACGTACACCCCCCCACTGGCCCCTGCCCGTCCCCTCTCAACGTGTGGGTGGTCATGCATAATGCCTTGCAGGGCTGCGGTGAGAAAACAATTGATGCCATCATCCACCATACCATACGAAGTATGAGCATAAACAGTGACTTACTTGTCTACGACAACTGTTATGCAATCAGTTGCCACCATTTATGGTGATAGAACAGGGAGTATTTTCACACTAAGAGTGTGTTGCAGTGCCGATGCATATAAATACCCTACCCCCCATCTTCGATGGTCATTGTACGTACAGCACGGCACATGTCAGCACCAAAGGTGAGACAGCTTAGTCCAATGTTGGACCTATACCATATACAAAGTATATGACAATTATGCCACACCAATCGTGGCCTACCGAAGTGTCGAGCCTCGCATGAGTTTGGCGCATGGGTTTCGTAATTATGTAGTAATTACTGCAACGGCGCAGGAAACGACATGTCAGAGGATCGGGTCATGTGAGAAACCGACTTGACAAGGCTTATACTATATTCTACTCGTTTATAAAGAGAAATATATCTCACTTCTTTGTGAGAGATATATGTTCTCTCATATAAACAGAATATAGATAAAGGAAGAACACAATGAAAACTCCAACAACAACAGCAAAACCAGCAATCAATACTCTCGAAGAGATCGGTGCCGTTATCGGTAAAGAATGGAAAGCCATCACCAAAGGTGATAAGGTTAGATTTGATGCTTACACTAAATCCGATGGATTTGATATGAAGCTTGGAAAGCTTATGGTTGAACTGAAGGCCGAAGGCTCCGAACGTATCTCTAGCCAAAGGCTAAAAGATTGCAGCATCAACGGAGTTGATAAGCGTCGTAGAGCAGAAGCTATGTGGTTCGTTGAAAACGAAGTAGAGTGCCGTGAGTTTATTGCTGAAAGCAAAAGAGGTTTCACATCGTTGACTGCTTTGCAGAAAGCAATGAAGCCAGCTAAGCCAGAGGCTGAAACCACCGAAGGTGATACAGAAGATAAGTCCAACGTTGGACCTAACACCGAAGGTGAAACAATCGTAGTCACCAAGCAGCTTGTGTTTGATCACTTGGTTGCAGTTTGCAAAGCAAATGACATTGACCTGCTGGACATAGCAGAGATGCTTATGTCTGTCGATACAGTCAGCGAAGCTGAGGTAACAGAAACAAAGGTAGCAGCGTAAGCTGTTACTTTAACCTGAAAGGTTATTGATATGAAATACATTCAACATAATACAATAGCTACAGCTATGCCGACACCTCGACAGACACGTTTGCAGGAATTGCAGGCACGTCTATGTGAGGCTAGGAAGTCAGCTAAGTCCAATGTTGGACCTAATATATACAAAGTATATGACCACAATGATGACTTAGTTGAATGGCGGCAAGACACTGGGTGGCTAGACACTAAATGAATACTAGTCTTACAGTTATATTAACACTTGATACTTTAGTGAAAGTGTTTATATAACATGTATAGACAGTAACAATGGAGAATACGAAATGGTTATTTTGGAATTGAATAGCGGCATGGAAGTGACTAAGAAGTCTAGCCTGTCTGGCAAATCTAACACTATGGTGTTGGACTTTACTATGCCACAGTACATGGCTTGGAAAGGTGGAACCTTAGCCCAAGATGCATTCCCACAGTTGGATGCCGATGAACGTGAGTTCCTTATGACAGGTGTTACACCTGCCGAATGGAATGAAATGTTTGCTTAGTCCAATGTTGGACCTAAATTAACGGAGTTAAATACAATGTATCAACGTGATGTAAATGAGATCAAAGGCTTTGTGAAATGGCGTGGCCCAGATGCCTTGGTAAACACTGGCCTATTCGTATTGCTTACAATACAAGCTGGCTTATCCACTGTCCGTGGTGCTATGCGAAAGGTTGAACTGGATGGCAATGGTGCCGACTGTTTGTGGGGCAAAAAACGTGAAGGTTTTGAATACCTAATTCACAACAAAGATTACCTATACGCTAAGGTGTATCACATTGCCGACACCTATGGTTACAATACACCTATGGGTTGTCAAGAGATCATACGACTGTTTGCCGATGTACCTAACTTGGGTATGGTCAAGGCTGCATTCTTTGCTCAATGCCTTGGGTTCAACACTGCCTGTTTAGACAGTCACAATCTCAAGAGATTTGATATACCTGACAGTGCCGTGAAGCTTAATCTTAAAGCTAAGGAACATACCATCCGCCGCAAGATAGCAGATTATATTCAGTTATGCTATGCACTACGTAGTAAGACAATTGCACCGGATCATGTAACCTCAGCAGAGTATTGGTGGGACAGTTGGTGCCACCATGTAGCTGGCAATCGTGCCAATCGTGCCTTAGATACTGGTGACGTAGTGTCTAGGTTCCACGTAGAATGTGTAACATATGGATTTGAACATGGCTAAAAAGATATCTGTGGGGGTTGTAAATCCTGTGGCAAAGGCTATGTTGCAAGAGCGCAAGTCACCACAGGTAGTGCTGCCTAAGAAGGGTAGCAAGGCTAAACGTAACAGGAGTAAGGACAAACATGATGCAATACAATATGCAAAACTTTATAAAAACGACTAAAGCTAAGTCCAACGTTGGACCTAAACCAAAGCGAGATGAATGGAAACGTGACCGAGATACGGCACGTGATACTAAAGTAAAGATGCAACGTGGCATCACTAATTATAAAAGCAAAAGGACAGCTTAACATGGCTACTTATATGATATACCAACGTAACAACGTAAACATTGATCACATCAATGCAAAGCCTAACGGTGTGTATGCCAAAGCATACTTTGCATTAGGTATGCCTACTACTGACACAGTAGAGGATGCAGTGTCAGATGCCATATACCATGAGATGTATGAACCTACGATGCTTATGCACGATGATACCGATGGATTGCGTACTCCATTCGAGGCTATCTTTGATGAGGGCAACGGCTATGGCAATGGTACTATAACTAGCCATGATATTTGCAGACATCCCAGCATGTCAGTAGGCGATGTGTTAGTAGACTTGACACGAAAGCAGACTCATGTATGTATGCCGACAGGTTGGCACGACATCAACGTCAACCTACAACTTGATTACAACCCACTTTCCAACATCCCAACAGTAGCGTAAGGAGCTATCACCATGACAAACTCAACACCAACAACCCGCCCAGTAGTTAAATCCATGAAGCCTGAGTTGTATGTACAACACACATTCCACATGAAGAGAGCACACAGGTATACATACAACTATGCCGTAGTTGATGACTATATCTTGGCTAATTGGCTTACATCTACTATCAAAGCTATGGCTACAGAACTGAATGAATATCCGTACCGGATTGAGTACCGGATACAAGTTCTAAGAGGTGCAGGTTTGATTGACAACAAACGTACACGCCGTAGCCCTAAGCTATTGGAGCGCCGTAGGTTGCTGGTCACATGGCTCAAAGAAATTGATGCAAAACTAGAGGGGGTAGTATAATATGTTTGTAATTTTTGCAACTAAATCACTAGACGATGGCAGCAAGGGCTTTCGTTTTAACATCTTGGGTACAAAGGGGTTGGTGCGTAAGCGTAGCATCAAGTCCCGTGGCCTCAAGTTCTTCCAACGTAACAAGTGTATGACTGCCCACCACATGGGTAAGGTAAGCTTGTACATTGAACGTAACCGTAATGCAGCACGTAAACTGTCACATTTTGCAGGATAGGAGAATACCAAATGAATAAGAAATTGAAAACAAAACTCACACGTGACGAAGTAAGACAGTTGCTTAACTTGTATAACAAGTTGGACAGTGGCCTTGACAGTATTGTTGAGTGCCTAGACGTAGACTTATCTACACTGCGTGACCTTCGCAAACATGCATACGAACTGCGGGAGCTATTCAACTTTCGCTCTGTCATAAATGAAGATGGAAACCCTAATCACTGGCTACCATCTGTACTACCTGACGCCGACAACGCATGGTACTATGAGCCAAAGGAGTAATACAACATGGCTGTAATGGCATACGATGTAACCCTTGAGATAGATAATGTTAAGTCTGTTGTTAAGTTGGATGGTACATACCCTGCGATAAATGATTGGAAGTCAGCGACAGAGTTTGCCATTCACATGGCTATGCATGACTACCCCGGTTGTCGTATTGATTTCATAGACTGTGCTGAGTATGTACATGAGGAGTATTCAAGCTATGGATACATACATGAAACACCCATTGCCATACAATAACGGTACAGAGGATGATCCGTGTGACGATTGGTCGGGTCATCCACTTCCCAAACCTAATAAGGATGATAAGAAATGATTAGCGCAGCATTGATGTGCCTTGCCCTTAACATATACCATGAAGCCCGTAGTGAGCCTGCCGTTGGGCAAGCTGCTGTAGCTCACGTGGTACTGAACAGGGTAATGAGTAACGGGTGGCCTAATGACGTATGCAAAGTAGTGCATCAAGGCTACAGTAAGGGTAAGTATAAGTGTCAATTTAGTTGGTACTGTGATGGTAAGTCAGATGACCCAACAGACATGGTGTCATGGGCTAAGTCCGTGCTACTTGCTAACGAGGTTCTAATTGGTAATGTACCTGACTTAACCAATGGATCAACACACTACCACGCAAGGTACGTTAAGCCGTATTGGAGTTCCAAGCTTGATACAACTGTTACATATGGATCACACATATTCTATGAATAGCTTATCGTTACTAGTACAGGGTTGTGTATACTATACAACTATGGCACAGTTGCCAGACATACAAACATAGGAGAACCAGTATGCCTTTTGATATTCCACAACATTTAGACTTTGACGTAGCCTTTGAGGACACTCGCATGGCTGACAAGAAATATGTAATCAACCAAGACACAGGACAACCTCTTGGTATCGTTGGTAAATCTTTCCAGTGTGCATCGCATGGTGATTTCTTTCGTGGTGTAGTTGACACTGCGACAGAGACACTAAATGCCCATGACCTAGACGATGCCGACTTCAGCTTCCGCACTGCACGTAATGGTGCGTGGGCTATGCTTGACATCACCCTGCCTAACGTAACGTCTACCATTCAGACAGATAAGTTTGAGACATCTATTGGTAATCGTATCGTCAGCCTGCACGGTATTGATGGGTCATGTAGCAACCAAGTATTCTTTGGTGCTATTGATTTCTTCTGTACTAATGGTTGCATCAGTGGTGATCACGATAAGGTGCGTAAGAAGAACACATCTAACTTCACGATGAACAGTTTCATCTATGAATTAAATCGTGCAAGGACTGACTTCTATAACCATGCAGAACAGATGCAGGTATGGGCTAAGACTAGCCTCAAGTATGTAGACGTAAGCACCCTGCTTGATGACATGCTGGGGTCTAGGCGTAAGTCTGAGAAGATGTACGGTCTGTACATGTCTGAGGCATCAACTCGTGGTCACAATAAGTTCGCACTGTATAGTGCTATGACTAACTATGCCACCTATGCCGATGAACGTAATGGGTTCAACCTAAAGCAGACGGGTAACGACACACAGGCTATGTCTATGTGGTCACGTGAGCAAGAGGTAAGCAAGTGGGTCAGTGATGACAGGTTCCGTTTGTTGGAGGCAGCATAGTATATGCCTAACTTACCACGCTACGTACAAGAGCGAGTGTCACCCTCTGGGGTGATCTCGTACCGCTTCAATCCGCCGCAGCCTCTTGTAGATGAGGATGTGGTGCAACGTGAAGAGTATGGCAGTGACTTGAAACAGGTGCGACAGATTGTCAAGGAACACAATGCATCTATTGATGAATGGCGTCATGCTCAAGCATTACTTATACAAATAAAGCCTAGCAGCAAGGTGACTGACTTGATTAACCTGTACTATCAATCTAATGATTTCAATATGTTACGTCCCAATACTAAGGTGGATTACAGATACTTCCTTACCATTCTCCACCAGACTATGGGTACACGTAAGTACGAGATGGTCACATCTAAACTGGCGAAGGCTGCGTATGAAGAGTGGGTCAAGCGTGGCATTAGCTTTGCTAACCATGCAGCTACCTGTGCCAGTAGGGTGTACAACTATGCGATACAGATGGAACATGCCACACAAAATCCGTGGGCTAACATCAAGCGTAAGTCTGCACCTCAACGTAAGGTGGTGTGGTCACACGATAATGTTATCGGGTTTCTTGATAAAGCGTACAGCGATTTCGAGTACCGTAACGTTGGGTTAATAGTACAGATGGCATACGAATGGTGTCAAAGATTAGGCGACATGCGTACCCTCAAGTGGGAGAACATTGATCTACGTACACAGAAGCTTGACCTTGAGCAGAGTAAGCGTAGGGCAGATGTATCACTGCCTATATCAGATGACCTATGTAAGATGCTTAATGATCAGCGTACTGACTTTGGGTTCCAAGACTACGTAGCACCTCACCCTCGCCCTGTGATGGGTAAGTTTGAACCGTATGCAATGGAACGTCTGTCTAAGGTAGGTCGCAGGGTAATGAGGCTGGCTGGTTTGCCAGAAGACTTACGGCTAATGGACCTACGTAGAACTGGAGTAACACAAATGGTAGATGCAGGTGTCACTATGTCGCAGGTCATGTCAGTAACAGGCCACAATCATGTGTCTTCTGTGAAACCATACATGAAACATACATACCATTCTGCAAATAGTGCCTTGACACAAAGAAATGTAAGTGTACAATCGAGTGTAGCGAGTAACAAAGAAAGAGATATGTAATATGAATATACTTAGTATTATAAATGATCTATCACTTACTAATGGTGAGACAAGGCGCATGTCTTGTCCTGTATGTAATACTAAGAATACATTTACTGTTACAAATAACATGGGTTCCATCGTATGGAATTGTTACAAGGCAAGTTGCACGGCAGGGGGTGGTACACGTACATCCATGACTGCCAATGACATACGTAAGACATTGGGACGTGTTGCTGAAGAGACACATGCCATAACATTCGACAGACCTGAATGGTTTGTTCGAGACTACAATAAGATTGCATCCTTCTGCAACCAATGGCAGTTAGATGCACAAGACTTAGGACTATTGTATGACGTAAGAGAACATCGTGTGGTGTTCCCTGTTGTACATGGTGGAGTTACAGTAGATGCTACGGGTAGATCACTAGGTAATCGTATACCTAAGTGGAAAAGATATGGTAAAAGTGTATTGCCATACGTATCTGGACGTGGTAAAACTGCTGTAGTTGTTGAGGACTGCATAAGTGCTGCCGTTGTAGGTGGTGATGTATATGTCGGGGTTGCAGTGTTGGGTACGTCCCTATCTAATGGACACAAACAGTACTTGTCGCAGTTCTCAGCAGCAATAATTGCATTAGACCCCGATGCCTTACCCAAGACACTGCAATTTGCAAAAGAATTACGTGGCTACGTTGACAATGTTAAGGTGCTACGACTAGAAGATGACCTCAAATACCGACAGCCATCCGACATGGCTAACCTTTCAACACTAGGAGACTAACACATGGAACTATCACTCATTCGTAGCTTGATGGACAAAGAATTTTATGATGAACATCGTGGCTCACGCTGCCCTGATCGTTTGTTCAGTAAGGATGTACGTAAGATCAAGCAGTCTATTGACTCAGCTATGGATCGTTATGAACGTACCGTGACACCCGCAGAGATTGAGGCGTTGTTCATGGCTAACAACCCTACCCTCACTACTGCACAGAAGCAAGCATACAGTCACCTGTTTGTACAAGTAACTAAACAAATACCTATGGGCAGTGACGTAGCACAAGAGGTGCTATCCAAACTGTTTCAACAGGTAGTAGGTGAAGACATAGCTAACCTTGGCTTTGACTACGTCAATGGTGACAAGACTAGCCTTGAGCCTCTGCGTCAGATGCTTGAGCAATATGGTGATGACTTCACACCTAACCTTCGCATTGAGTGGGAAGACATTGACCTTGATACTATCATTGCAATGACTGACCTTGAGTCACAGTGGACATTCAACATACCTACGTTGACACGTAAGGTTGAGGGCGTCAACGCTGGTCACTTGATTGAGGTCGGCGCACGGCCTAACACTGGCAAGACATCCTTTCATGCCTCACTTGTGGCTGCACCGGGTGGATTTGCATGGCAGGGTGCCAAGGTAGTTGTACTGTGTAACGAGGAAGGCTATCACCGTGTCGCTCACAGGTACATAACTGCCGCAACTGGACTAGATAAGCACGAGATTGTTAAGCATCGTCAGAGTGCTATGGAAACCTTTGCTAAGATCAGACCTAACATTATGTTCAAGGATGCCACAGGACGTGACATGAATTGGGTTGAGTCCGTGTGCAAGTCATACAAGCCCGACATTGTTATCCTTGACATGGGTGACAAGTTCTCACGTATGGCTGGCTTCGCACGGCCTGATGAATCACTGAAGGCTAACGCTATACAAGCACGACAGATTGCTAAGCAACAAGACTGTGCTGTGTTCTATATGTCACAGTTATCTGCGGAGGCAGAGGGTAAGGTTGTACTCAACCAAGCTATGATGGAGGGATCACGTACAGGTAAGGCAGCAGAAGCTGACCTTATGATTATGATCTCTAAGAACCCTACGGTGGAGGGGCAGGAAGAAGAAGACAACCAACGCCACATCAACGTGGTCAAGAACAAGTTGTCTGGTTGGCACGGTATTGTACACACTGATCTTGAGTACAAGATTGCGAGGTACGTATGCTGATAGAAGTAGCTGACCTAATACAGTTAGGGTTACTTGCATCTGTAGCTTTGCTACTTTGGGAGCAACACATTCAAAGAAAAACTATGGAAAGGTTTAGTGCGGGTATGATTGAGTTGATAGATAAACATAATGAATTAGCGGATGCCTTCATTGAATTGGAAGAAGATGTATGTGAGATTGAAGGAGCAATACAATGATTACACATGAAGATATAGCTGCCTTCGCTGAGATGGCGGAAGATGGAGTGCAGGCAGGGTCTGTGTACGTGATTACCAACAAAGCTTGGCCTGAGTGGGTCAAGATAGGCAGAGCTATTGATGCTAATGACAGGCTACGTAGCTACCAGACAGGCTCACCGCTTCGTGACTACTGGATTGTATATTCTCGCCGCTTCGATGATGTCAATGCAGCGGAGCGTAAGGCTCACTTGATTGCGGCACGAATAACGGACACGCCTTGGAATAAGGTTGATAACGGTGAATGGTTTAAGCTTACAGAACAACAAGCAAGAGATGTATTAAAGGAGGTGACACATGACTAATGTAGTATGGATTCTTATGTGGTTTGTAGTTGTACCAGAGCAAGGTGTAAGGTACTACAACTTAGGAGAGTACGCTAATGAGACACTGTGCAAGGCTGGCATGAAGGGTGCTACCGTAATGGTAAACGATAAAAACGAAACAATAGAGTGCATAGGAGTGAAGGTTAATGATTGAGATTAACGTGACACAAGATATGATAGACATGGCTAAACTAAAATCTAATGAGATGGGAAGCCTAAACAATTCTATACGTAAGGGAGAGGGTAATTTAATTGGCTTTATTGGAGAGCAAGTAGCTATCAATGTTATGGGAGGTAGCTGGGTTAACACATACGACTATGATCTTATTACAGATGATGGTAAAAAGGTGGATGTTAAAACCAAACAGACTACTGTTACACCTAGAACATTTTATGAATGTTCTGTAGCAAAGTTTAATACCAGCCAGAAGTGTGACATGTATGCATTCGTGCGTGTTAAGAATACCTTAGATACAGCATGGTTCCTTGGCGTTATGGATAAGGAAAAGTATTACAAAACAGCAACACCGTTAAAGAAGGGAGATGTTGATCCATCTAATAACTTCACAGTAAAAGCGGATTGTTACAATCTAAAGATTGAGGAGCTTGATTCCGTATGATTAGGGCAACATACATTGACCACATGGGCAGTGACCTAACTGTAGCTAATGCTGCAAGGGTAAGCTTTGGTAAGACATCTGAAATGGAGGAGAATACTTGGGGTCCACCAACGATGAAGGCTAAGGATATCAAGCTTATCAGTTATTTAGCCAAGCATAAGCACATTAGTCCCTTTGGGCATTGCTTTGCATCCTTTCACGTTAAGGCTCCGATCTTTGTGGCACGACAGCTTGTCAAGCATAAGTTCCTACGTTGGAATGAGATCAGTCGTAGGTATGTAGATGATGAGCCTGAGTTCTATCAGCCCGATGTGTGGCGAGGACGTAGTGAAGATAAAAAGCAAGGGTCTGATGGTGAAGTCAAAATTAGTTTATTCCGTACCAATAGCCATAAATCTTCAGTAGGGTCTGCCTTACACATTTACAAAGACCTATTATCAGATGGCATAGCACCGGAGCAAGCACGTATGGTGTTGCCACAAAGCACCATGACTGAGTGGTACTGGTCAGGTAGTCTTGACGCCTTCGCTGACATGTGTAACTTACGGTGTAAGCCTGACACACAGGCAGAGACACGGTTAGTTGCAGACATTATTTCTGGTAGGATGATACACTTATTTCCTGTAGCATGGGAGGCATTAACAGATGAGTAAACTATATGAACTAGAAGAAAAGATTATGGACTGCTGGTCAGTATGCAATGATCTTGCGGTAGTGTTCAGACAGATTGGTGACGGTGAACATGACCCTACACCAGACGAGATGATGAATACCTTGATGGGTATGCAGCAGTTATACCAGTGGAAGTTCGAGCAACTGTTCTTCAAGTATGAACAGATACAGAGAGCACAATGGGAGGACAAAGAAAATGAATGACATGGATAACAAGAGTATAGAGGATATACTTGACGCCATGAAAGAACATAACATATCCTTCAAGGAAGCAGTAGAAGCTATAGCGTCAGCGGGTGATGAAAAAAAGTTTATTAAAGACCTTGACGAGCATCACAATGCTGGTATATTTGATGACTACTGGCACTGGCAAGATGACATAGCAGTATAGGAGACACAATGATACTAACCCTTGACGTAGAAAACACTGTGGTAAAACGTAATGGCAAGATGCACCTTGACCCATTCGAGCCAGAGAATACATTAGTTATGGTAGGTATGCTAGATGATCACATGAATGAAACAATTGTAACGTTTGATCACGCAGAGCAACAACCTACCACAGATGGGCGGCGTGTAGTACAAGACGCACTGGACGCTGCCCATACACTTGTAGCACACAACGCACCGCATGACCTGCTATGGTTGTGGGAGTCAGGCTTCACCTATGACGGTGAGGTGTTCGATACTATGCTTGGTGAGTACGTACTACAACGTGGTCAGAAGCAGCCCCTGTCCCTTGAGGCATGTGCTGAACGCTACGAGTTAGCGACAAAGAAACAAGACACACTGAAGGAGTACTTCAAAGATGGATATTCAACACGGGATATTCCTCATGCTGAATTGTCAGAGTATCTATCCCACGATCTACATGCTACTCAGCAATTGTATAATGTTTTGCAGACATCATACGAGGAATGCAAGTCACTGATACCAACGATACATCTGACCAATCAGCTTTGCGTACACCTAGCACGTATCTATCAGCGTGGCTTTCAAGTAGACATGGATGCATTGATGGAGGTACGTGATGAGTTCGAGCAAGAACGTAATGTACTTATGATTGCATTAGAAGAACAGGCACGTGACCTTATGGGTGACAGACCTATCAATCTCAACAGCCCAGAGCAATTGTCATGGGTTATCTACAGTCGTAAGCCACACGATAAGAAGCTGTGGTCAGACCTGTTCGATGAACGTATGCCAGACACAGAGTACAGACGTAACGTCAAAGCATACAGTGAGCAGTTATACAAACAGAAAGCACATCAGTGCCGTGCCTGTAATGGTAGCGGTCAGGTATGGAAACAAAAGAAGGACGGTACACCATATGCTAGAAGTAATAAATGTAGTAGTTGCGGTAGCTCAGGATATACTTTTAGTGACGTTCGTAATGACATCGCTGGACTAAAATTCATGCCACCTAATTCTAAGTGGATCAGTAATAATGGTTTCGGTACAGGCAAAGACAACCTTGTATTCCTTGAAGGCATTGCACGATCCAAGGGTATGAAGGTAGCTGAGACATTCCTACAGAATGTACGTAGGTTGTCGGCAGTAGAGACGTACCTTAGCAGCTTCGTAGAGGGCATAGCAACACACGTTAAGACTGACGGTAAGCTACATGTACGTCTACTGCAACACCGCACTGGTACAGGCAGGTTGTCGGGTGCCGATCCCAACATGCAGAACATGCCACGTGGTGGTACGTTCCCTGTTAAGAAGGTATTCATATCACGTTGGCACGGTGGTAAAATTATGGAAGCTGACTTTGCTCAGCTAGAATTTCGTGTGGCTGCGTTCTTATCCCAAGACATGACAGCCATTGACGAAGTGACTACAGGCTTTGACGTACATGCCTACACTGCAAAAGTTATATCCGATGCAGGTCAGCCTACGTCACGTCAAGAAGCCAAGCCACACACATTTGCTCCGTTGTATGGGGCCAGTGGGTTTGGCAGGTCAGAGGCAGAAGCTGCGTACTACAAGCAGTTCACCAATAAGTACTCAGGCATTGCCAAGTGGCATGCAGAACTAGCCAAGGAAGCATTGAGTACCAGTAAGATAACTACACCATCTGGTCGTGAGTTTTCATTCCCCGATGTACAACGGCGTAGGTTTGGAGGTGTTACATTTTTCACACAGATTAAAAATTATCCTGTCCAATCGTTCGCAACTGCTGACATTGTACCTATATCTCTGATATACATTGATAAGCTACTGACAGCAAACAAGCTACACAGTTGCGTAGTAAACACTGTACATGATTCACTTGTGATTGATGTACATCCAGATGAAGAGGAAAAAGTATTACAGATCATCAAGGCAGCTAATGACAAGCTAATACTTATTGTAAACAAGAAGTGGGGTTTAGACTTCAATATCCCTCTACTATTAGAAGCAAAGATAGGGCCAAATTGGCTTGACACAAAAGACGTAGCATGATATAACTACCTTTCGACTAATCAAAAACAGGAGACTTACATATGAATCAAGTTACAACAATCGACACCAATAACTTCGCAGCAATGGCACAAGCAATGGGCATGGCAGCGGATGCGCCTAAGCAATCAAGCAAGGCAAGCACACTGGCACGTCTACGTATTCATCACACTCCCATCATGGGTCAACAGGAGATCAATGGTAAGATGAAGAACGTAGAGGTCATTGGTGGTGGTGCGTACAAACTAGAGATACCCGATGGGCCTACCGTGTATGCCGAATCAGTATCCATTCGCCCTTTCTTGCAACGTTTTATGTACAAGAAGTTTATCAAGGGTAACGACAACACAGCTAACCGCTTCGTAAAGTCCGTCATGGCTAACGATCTTAACAATGACATGAAGGATAACGATGGCGGCTTTAACTGTGGTAAGCCAGCGGGGTTTATCAAAGATTGGGCCGCACTGCCTGACACAATGAAAGACTTAATCAAGTCAATCAAACGTGTTCGTGCATTGTTCGGTACAGTTGAGATGGTCAACGCCACAGATGAGAATGGTGTACCCGTTGACGTAGACACTACGCCATTCATCTGGGAGATTGACAACCGTGACGCATTTAAGACTATGGGGGATATGTTTACTAAGCTTACCAAGATGCGCCGACTACCTCCGCAGCACTACATTACTTCTACCACTAAGGAAGTACCACTACCAAACGGTAGCAGCTTCTACATTCCTGTAGCTGACATCGACTTGGGTACTACCTTGGACATGGACAATGAGTCACAAGAAACATTCGCTAACTTCATGTCATGGATTGAGAACTACAATGTATACATTCTCAATACATGGAGTGAGAACATGCACAAGAATGAAGATGTGGACACTGACACGGTAGAAGCGTTCGTAGACATTGACCTAGAGGATTTTGTCTAATGAACCATCCTGCTGAACTGGCGATCAATCAGTATCTTGAAGATGCTACATCAGGTAAATCAACAATGTCCGAAGAGACAGTACAACAGATTGGTAATGATGTAATGGATGCTATGAGACGCCAGTTTGGTGGGGGCAAAGGGCGTGACGAGTTTCGTTTACGAATGTCTAACATTGGTAAGCCTACTTGTCAGCTTTGGTTTGCTAAGAACAAACCGGAGGAAGCGTTGCCCAAACCAACCACATTTGTAATGAACATGCTTCTAGGTGACATCGTAGAGGCTGCGTTCAAAGGCATTATTAAGGAGGCTGGATACCCATATGAAGACAAAGATAACTTCGTAACATTACAACTAGGTGACGCTATGATCAAGGGGTCATATGATATTGTTGTGGATGGTGCAATGGATGACGTTAAGTCCGCATCCGATTGGTCCTACCGCAACAAGTTTGAATCGTATGACACACTACAGAAGAGTGACCCATTTGGTTACGTAGGTCAACTAGCAGGCTATGCTAAGGCATCTGGTAAAAAGGTAGGTGGCTGGTGGGTAGTCAACAAAGCTAACGGTAACATCAAGTATGTACCTGCAGATGGCCTTGACTTAGATGTACAGATAGCTAAGCTAGAGAAGACAGTAGAGACAGTAAATGACAACAAGTTTGAGCGTTGCTTTGCACCAGTACCTGAGACATTCAGGGGTGTACCATCAGGTAACACGGTGTTGAATGACAGTTGTAAGTTCTGTGACTTCCGCTTCTCTTGCTTTGACATTGAGGAGCTACCATCTAAGGTATCAAAAGCTAAGACGTTACCTATAGTGGCATACGTAAAATGAATGGGAAACAATTCTCTGCCGCCATGAAGCATGGGTTTAGGAGTGGTCTTGAGGTCAGAACAAAAGATTACCTTGTAGAACGTAGTATTAAGTTCAAGTACGAGGAGATAAAAATCGAATGGGAAGACCTCATGTACCGCACCTACACACCAGACTTCGTGTTAGGTAATGGGATTATCATTGAAACAAAAGGATTGTTCTCTGCTGACGATAGACGCAAACATTTAGCGGTCAAGGCTCAACACCCTAAGCTTGACATAAGGTTTGTGTTTACCAGCAGCAAAAGAAAATTAAGTAAGGGTGCCAAAAGTACCTATGGACAATGGTGCAACAAGCATGGTATACAGTTCCATGATAGGATCATTCCTGAAGATTGGTTGTATGAGAAGGGTAAGGACATGCATCCTGCATTGATCCACTGCCCATATAAAAAAGTAAAGAGGAGTTAACATAAACATGTCAGACAATAAAATACTAATTGACTTTGATCCAAACGATTACATCATTCGGTTGTCCCCTTTCTTAGATAAGAAGGGTGAATGGACAGGGGAGTTGATGGTAGGTACTGTAACTACAGATGACAATAACATGAGTGACAGTGATCACTATCAACTAATGCACCTAACACAAATGGTCTGTGCATCTATAACGGCAATGGAAGAAGATGAAGAAGTCCGTCAGGTACTAACAGATATTGTAGCTGATGTACAAGAAGAAATGAAAGAAGTAGAAGTAACTGCGGAGAAAAAGATTGTAACTGTAGATGATAACATAATCAACGTTAAGTTTCAGTAAGGAGACACACACATGAAAACAATAGCATCAATAACTATACCAGTACTTTCTAAAAGTAGGATAGGAGAAACATTAACAGGGACAGATACTGTAAACTCGCCATCACATTACAACTTTGCTGGCATAGAATGTATTGACGCCATTCGTGCCGCCACAGGACAAGAGGGTTTTGACAGTTATCTACAGGGTAACATAATGAAATACTTGTGGAGATACCAATACAAGAATGGTGCTGAAGATTTAAAGAAAGCTCAGTGGTATTTAAATAGACTTATTGAGTCACAGAATGTTAGTTAAAGTTTTTCTAACCCTTGACATAGACGAAGAGGAATACCAAATGCCTGTTGATGGTGTGCTTGATGAAGAAGTACACCACGCCCTACAAGAATATATATATGACATCGACGGTATGTCAATCAAATCAATAAAGATAATAACGGAGTAGTATACACATGAACAATTATTTACCAACAGATTACCAAGCATTCATACACACCTCCCGCTATGCTAGGTGGCTTGATAGTGAAGGGCGCAGAGAGTCATGGCCTGAGACGGTAGGCCGTTACATGAATGACGTAGTACGTAGAGCACTGGACACAGACACTATCAGTATTGCAAAAGAAATTGAGGACGCAATCCTTAGTCTAAATCTTATGCCATCTATGAGGGCAATGATGACGGCGGGGCCAGCACTTGATCGTGACAACACGGCAGGTTACAACTGTTCATACCTACCCGTTGATGACCCCAAGTCATTCGACGAGGCCATGTACATCCTCCTCTGTGGTACTGGTGTTGGTTTCAGTGTAGAGCGCCAGTTCATCAGTAAGCTCCCAGACGTGCCTGAGTTGTTCGAGAGCGAAACGACTGTTGTCGTCAAGGATAGTAAGGAAGGGTGGGCTAAGGGGTTCCGTCAAGTTCTTGCTCTCCTATGGGCTGGTGAAATCCCTAAGTGGGATGTTACACGTATTCGTCCTGCGGGTGCAAGACTTAAAACATTTGGTGGTAGGGCATCTGGCCCTGCACCACTGATTGAATTGTTTAACTTTGCTGTATCTACATTCAAGGCTGCACAAGGGCGTAGGCTATCGTCACTTGAGTGTCACGATCTTATGTGCTTCATTGGTCAGGTAGTTGTAGTAGGTGGAGTACGCCGTAGTGCTATGATTTCATTAAGTAATCTATCGGATGATCGTATGCGTCACGCTAAATCAGGGCAGTGGTGGGACGGTGCAGCACACCGTGCGTTAGCCAATAACTCTGTGTCGTACACTGAGAAGCCAGACATGGAAACATTTATGCGTGAATGGTTGTCATTGGTTGAGTCCAAGTCAGGT